AGCTCCATCAAATACTATGAGGACACCTAACGCATCGTCTTGCCATTGGCCATGCGTGCCATCTATCATGTCAAGCTTGCTAATGTTGTCTTCTATAGTCTTCTGGATTTCGTCTTCAAGGTCTAAGCCTTGTCCCGCCATGAAATCAGCCCATCGATCTTCAAACTCGTCAGACGGACTGTTATGGTATTCCTCAGACATTACTTAAGGAGCTTAATGCGCTCCTGAGCTAAAGTCTTGACAGCAGATATAACAGCAGCTACGCCAGCAATAGCGGCGCTACGCAAAGTAGATACGTCAGCTACTACGAATACTGCTAAGAAAGATTGTACGGCAGTCCAGCATGATCGTTCACACCAGTTAGCCCAATTAAATTTAGTTGCTTGTTCAGTCATCTTCTTTTCGTTGCTTTCTTTTTTAGAGGAACCATCTTTGCTGATCTCTGTTGGTTTCTTCTATTTATGAACTCTTTTTTTGATGCATAAGATTTTGCTTTCGGAGTAGTCTTTCCCCTGTTCCTTGTGGTTTTAGCACCACCTTTTGGACCTTTTGGCTTAGGTTTAGGTCTAGGTTTAGGCCGTGGTTTGGGTTTAGGTTTGGGCCTAGGTTTAGGTTTAGGCTTAGGCTTAACTGGCCGTGGTTTAGGGCGTGGTCTGTTAGCCATTTAGCGGTTCCCCATGCTTTTGCCTCTACCATAGTTAGAACGACCTTTAGATGGTCCTGTCCTAACTTTATGAGCAGCAGCTTTGCGAATGTTTTTCATAAATTTATCTTTATCTATGATTCGGGCTTGATTACCTTTGTAAACGCCACCATGTGCTACGTTACGAGTAACACTTTTAGGTCTAGCATTCTGAGGTGATCCACCTTTAGTACCTTGCGCTCTAACTTGTGGATACCCACCTTTAGTGCCTTGAGGTTTACTTCTAGGATAACCACCTTTAGAACCTTGACCTCTTGCACTTTGCGGTGAACCGCCCTTATAGCCTTGTGCTTTTCGTTGCGGTGAACCACCTTTGTAGCCTTGGGCTTTAACTTGAGGTGAGCCACCCCTTGTCCCTCGTGCTTTAACTTGTGGGTAACCACCTTTTCCACCAGTACCTTTACCGCTCGGAGGTGTTTTTCTAGCTGGTTTACCTTTGCCTTTTGGTGCTCGTTTAGGCCTAGCGCTTTGAGGAGAACCACCTTTATATCCTCTTGCTTTTACCTGTGGAGAGCCACCTCGAGTGCCTTGCGCCCTGACCTGTGGAGAACCTCCCCTACCGCCAGTGCCTTTACCGCTCTTAGGAACCGTTCTAGTTCTGTTTTTAGCAGTAGACATTTTTTTCATTTTGCCTTTTGTTTTTTTTGTAGGTCTACCTCTGGCCATTGTTCCTTACTTTCCAAATGGTCTGCCACCATTGCTGGCATTCCCAAATTTAGTGTTTCTTAAAAACGAGGCATTGGCCTTAGCAGCCTTTTCCATGTCTTCTTTATTCATAACAGAAGAAGAATCATACGGTTGGCCTTCATCTTGACCACCAAACGTATCTTCGAAACTTCCGTAACCTTCACCTTTTGGCATAATTGCCTCCTAATCTATACATACACTGTCCCATTAAGAGAACAGCATCTTCCAAGTCTGCGGGCCTACTATTCCATCAACTATTAGGAAATCCCTGTACCTATATTGAAAGGCTCTAACGCCCCTAGCGGATTTAGCTCCGAATATGCCATCTACAGGGCCAGGGTCATACCCCAACTCCTTTAGACGTTGCTGAACGGCTCGTACAGCCTCTCCACGGCTCCTACGCCTCTTGGATAACGGTTTCTTAACTAAAGTCGCTCTAAGGCGCTCTAAATGCGCTTTAACACCATCCCATTCCTGACGAGAAATCTCTTTATCTGACGTAGGCATACCAGCTTGAAGCCAGTTATACAAGAAAGAGCCAGGACAAGCAGTAGACGCAAGATCACGATGACCTTTAACCCACAACTTAAAGCTGTAACGCTTTTGAATCTCACCTACTACCCATCGAATAGACTCCAACGCCTTCTCAGGAATTGGCTCATCTCCGTTACCTGTATAACAAATAGATTCTGTTCTAGTGTTCCAAGGTCGTGTAGCAGCAGATACTATACCTGCTCCACGGCCTTCATATATAACACCTTGTTCGTCTACTAGCCAGTTGTACGCTATTGCGTTCCATCCCAGCCTGACGACATGGTGCTTATCAAAAGCTTGCACAGCTATAACTCCTTTAGGCCCATTCTTTACCCCAGAATGATGCAAAGCTATACCTTTGACTTTTCGTTTATTTAATTTAGATGGGTTGTGCTTAAAAGGGCGTGCATGCCACCCAGCTCTACTAATTATTGTTCTCATCGTTTTCTCAATTCTATGTCAATAATGTCTTGTAACGCTTTCTGCGCTTCTCTTTGTCTACGGATAAACTCACTACGTTTAGTAGCAGGCGTATTCATTCTTAAACCAGTACCCAAAAATGTGTTCATCCAAGTAGTCACAACAGCATCCTGCTTCGACCTTTCATTAGGAACCAATCTCCTCAGCCTTCCTATCAAAGGAAGGAATTGGTCTACGCTGTAGATGTCTTTATCTGTCATAACAATGTCTCCACCTTTTGACTTTTTAGCCATACCAGTTAATAAGAGAGCTTCTTTAATTACAGGAGCATTAGCCCAAATAGGAGCTTGTTGGTATCTGTTGCTAAACGGAATACCACCAAATACCTGCTTACCTAACATTAGTTCAATAGGTAGCTTCACAGGAGGCAAAGCAGACTCTAACCCAATTCTACCTAACCCTTTAACTCCGCCTTTAACGTCATAAATGTTTTCCATATCTTTCGTTATCTTTTGCATGTCTCTGAAAGGCAAATCAGGCATGACATAAACTCTGTTGCCTTGATGAGTAAACGGTAAGCGTATACCCATGTTCTCACCAAAGTAATGTGGAACCATGTTCTCCATAGGTGAAGTCAATTCAAGTTCTTCTTTGACTTGTTGCAACCTACCCCAAGCTTTAGGGTTCTTACCTATTGATTCAACCAAGACAGGCAATATGTTTCTTTGCCATGTCCAGAAAGGAATAACCTTTTTGACTTTACGCTCAAATGCTGACAAATCTCCATAATCAAAATGGTATTTAGTTACAGCAGTAACAGCATCCTCTAACGTGTCTCCCGCCATCATATTGTTGTGCGCTAACGCACCACGCAACATAAATTCAGAATCAGAGTTTCTAGCACGAACCCAGTTCATAGGTTTCCAATCAGCTTTCCAAGGCTTCATAGAACCTTGTCGCCAAGCGCTACCTCGAACAGCTCCCAACTGGTCCAACGTAGTTTGTATTTCTTGAGATACCTGACCTTGACCAGCAACACCAGTTTCATACCATTCTCTAAATATCCTCAACTCTTCCAAGTCAACATTCTGAGGCCCACCCATACGGCGTATCGGGCCTTTAAGCTGAACAGTGTTACCTTCTTCTATTAACAGCCTTAGCCCACGCAAAACGTTTCCGTCACCTTTAGCATTAGCTACTTTCCGTATCTCTCTAACTCGTGCATGTTGATACATTGGCACTTCGTTAATTTGGTTATTAATCCACATACCGCCTAACTGGTTTCGCATAAAGAAACCAGGGCTAGTAACAGCTTGAGCTTTCCAATAGTTCAAGAATGTGTCGTAACCTTTCCAGAAAGAATTAAGTGCATCTGGGTCTTGTATCTTACCTAAAGCAGCCATAGCGTTCGCTAACAGCTCAACTGTTTCATCGTCAAATTCCCCAACAAATGCTTTACCCTCAAACGCTCGTATAGCACGAGCGCTTTTGAGTCCTCTTGTGTTTCCTAACGGACCTCTTGATGATATAGGAGTCATTTTAAGAAGGAAATCATTCAAAACCCCACCATACGCATCAAATAACGTATTCTGTGACCTAGCTTTACTCAACTCCCTAATAGCTTCTTCTTGATCGGTAATATAAGCCATCCTGGTTGATAGTTGTTTTTCTGTCTTACCCATTTGAATTTCAGCTTGAATACTTTCAGACAAAGCAGTATGTTTCTGGTTAATCATTTCGACTTGTTCGTTCAATTCATCAACCGTTATCTGTTTAGCTTCCAACTTCTGTTTCAAGTTAGCCATCTTACGTTTCCACTCATCCGTTATGTCTTGCAAAGCAGCAAAGTTAGCTTCATTAGCATCCAATAATTGCTGTCGCTTACCAATAAGCTTTGTTAACATTTCTTGAGAAGGACCATCAAGGTCATTAATTCCTGTCGTGTTCTTAATTAACTGTTCTATTTCCCTAATCTGGTCATCAATAGCAGTTATCCCAGAAACGTCTCGTATTAATACAATACCTTCTTCAATGTTTTTGATAGCAGCAAGTGAACCGCTATACAAACGACCTTCACCTAATTGGTTTTGTAACTTACGAAGCTCAGAAACTTGCTCAACCCAATCATCTATAGTGCGTACATCATCCAATATCTGTTTAGCAGTATCTGGGTCACCTTTCTTCGCTGCAACCGTAGAGGCAGTCTTCATACGTTTAGTTAAATTTTTCAACTCCTTTTGTACAGGAGTTACAAAATTGACTTTAGATATTTTGCGACCATTTCTCGTAATCTTATACGCAGTGTCTTTCACCACCTCATCAGATAATTGCTTAAATAAAGTACCTGTCAACACACTTGGGTCTTGCAAGGTGTTATCCATCCAATTCAAGTTTAATGCTTCTACACTTGACTTTCCTGCAACAATCGCTTCATCCAACTCATCCAACATGCTCTTAAATTGAGCTTTTGTAGCTGACTGACCATCGATAGCGTTCAACACATCTACAACAGCTTGGCGTAATGTAGTCAAACTATTAACAGTTTCAGCAATGTCATTGATTGCTAAACCAGCCTGTTCAGAATTTTTCAAATACTGTGCATGGTCCACCAAAGAACTTGTAAACAAACGATCACCAGCGCCAGGTTTAGCCGAAGGAGGCCTAAGTAACTCAAACACATCCAAACTCATTTTGTAATCATCAGGCATCTTTGTCGCATTAGGGTCAAGCAAGATATTCATAAACGAACGAATCTCATTTATTTGACGTTGAGCTTCAGCAACTTCAGCATTAAGGCGATTAAAGTCTTCAGCTTCCTTTTTAGCCATAGTGCTAACACCGTCAGGATTTTTAGCTACAGCGTCCTCAAATTCCGCTGCTCTTGCTGTATACCTATCAAGAATATCTTTTTCTCTAACTACTCTCGCTGTCAGTTGATCTATCTTCTTTTTACCAGAACCAAGTAATCGTTCCATACGATTATTCAAAGTGTTAGCCCTAAATCCGAAGAAAGGAACTTGTTTACCTTTTGACATTGCTTTTGCTACTTGCAGACGGCCAGGGATATTGACAGTAACTCCAGCATTATCCAAAGTGGCTAAGAACATGCGCTCACGCAACAAAGCAGACGATTGGTTAATATATTTCTGAACAGCTTTCTGAACATCATCCCCATCTTCTACACGAACAAATATATTTTTGTAATCATCACCCAACTGCTGTTTACCTATATCGTCCATTTGCTGGCGAATAGAACCACCTGCGCCAACGTCTTCCAAACGTTGCCCCAAGTATCTATTAGTTATACGACTGCCCCTATATCCAACAGAATCAGCGTATTCAAACACAACACCAGTAGGTAAATTAAGTAATTCTTCAAACACTTCATCCATAGGTCGAGCTGACTCAAATTCAGTTTTCAAATCAACGTTGTTCTTACGAGCAGCTTTAATTATCATGTCATCAGTAATAGCTTCCTCAAACGGTACAAGACCAGCTTGAACCGCTGGTCTACCTTCAGCTGCTTTACGCAATTTTCTGATTCTACTAGTAGGCGCATACATTCTAACTTTACTCATCTGCCCTACAAGGCCAGACGAGTTAGACATACCCAAAGCTTGATTAATCGTAAGCAAATCCTTCTTAGGAGTAACTCCTGCAACAATATCTTCAGCATCAACCTCGTTAAGATAACGAGGAACATAAAACTCGTCTTTGAAGTCAATCAAATCTACTTTAACACCATAAGGTTCTAACTGTTTCTGTAATCGCAAACCAGCTTGTTCCCAAAAATCTTGCGCTGCTTTATGCAACGCACGAGCCTCTGGAGTGTTACCCATTGCGTCAACTACTTTAGGGTTAGCAGCAAACTCTAACCCGCTTGCATTATCCAACTGCGGTCCCAAAGCAGGAACAGAAACCTCAAAAGGTTCCTCCGCATAGCTGTATATTAACTTGTTGAAATCTACACCCAACTCATCAGCTTGCACACGCAAATCTTTCAAGTTCTCCAATGTGTAATGTTGCCATTTGATAACTTCAGAGTTAGCTGTTGATGCCCCCTTGTACGCAACACGCAAATAATCATAAGCATTTAACGCATCCTGATTACCCTTAGACATTTCCTTACCCAAGTTACGAACAGCTTGATTATAGTCCCCCTGAGTTCCCATCATCTTACTCATCGTCTGACCAAACTTCGTAGCAGCTGTAACCCCAAACGCTGTACCAAACAAACCAGCAGAAACCTTAACAAAGTTAGCAGAACCAGGAATATAAAATTTAGTTTGCACAGGCATACGCATAGCCTGACGAGCAGGCCTACTAAACGCAGTAGCCTTAGCAGCTTTATTCGCACGAATACTAGCAATCTTCGTCACAGCTTTATCTATGTTACCTGTCTTAGAAAAATCATAAGAACGTTCACCGTTCTTTAACCAAGGATTATTCTTACCTTTCATAAACTTAGGCAAGTTAGCTTCAGGTAATTGCTTCACACGCCTACCATCAAGGTAAGTACCAACTTTAGGATTTAATTTACGCAACGGACGCTCAATAATGCTTCTACTAATACGACCAGTACCAGGCAAAGTAAACCCAATACCCACACGCATACCCACTTCTTTCAACGCATCATCACCAGCAGAAAGAACAGACCCTTTTGAAAGAACACGACCTTGCGCTTTCAACAAATCATCTGCCTTAGCAACGTTCCCCGCCGTTCTGTATATCTTAGATGCTTCACCTAAAGCATCAGCGACACGTTTAGGGTTAGCGTAACGAGCAGCGACAGCACCACCAGTCAAATATGTCAAAGGGTCCAACGCAATGTCTAAACCTAAACCAACCACGAAATCAAGTGGGCCAGGCAAATCAACACCCCAATCACGCAACACCTCACCCATCATCATGTTGTCACCAACCTGATTCCACCAATCAGAAGCACTAAACCCTTCACCAGATAACAAATCACCAGTTTCTTTAATCGTTGAAACTACAAGGGCTCGAGGTTTATCAATAATAGATATAACTTCACCCAAAGCACCCAAGAAACCACCGCCACCTTTTTTAGGAGGAGGTGGGCTATACACATAAGGTTTAATGTTGTTAGGTTCTTTATACCTATACACTTGTGGTGCAGGTGCTTGGATACCTAACCCCTTAAGTATTTCATCACGAGTTTTAAGATTAGGTAAATCAAGTTTAGGTTGAAGCGCATTAAATGCTTTACTTCTTGGCGTTTCTGGTAAAGCCACTACAAGCCCCTAACTTTGTGCTTGCGCTTCGTAAATCCTCAACAAATCGCTAGGGCTTTCTACAGCAACTTGGAAACCTGTTGCGGGGTCTTGGTAATACTGAGGTGGCAGACTACCACCAAACCCAGGAGGAGCTTCAATGAAACCAGCGCTAATAGCTTGATTAATGCTCATAGGAACTTCACCAAACCCATCAGTAGGAACCATGATAGTGGCTTCTTCTTGACTAGGATTCATTTGAGCATTAATAATTGGGTCCATCATTCCTGTTCTGTATAACGCAACAGCTTGCGCTGGGTCAGTAATACCATAAACAGCACCTGCCGTAATCGCTCTCTGATTCTCAAGCTCCTCTGCTTGTTGCGCTCTACGCAATGCTGCAGCAGCTTGAGCCTCTGCCTTCTGTTGTGCAATAGAAGCTTCAATATCTGAAATAGCTTGTGAGTCTCTAGCAAATTGAATGTTTGCCATTTCCTCAGCCAAGCCTGACTCAGCTTGTTGCAAGCCAGCAGCAATAGCCCTACCAGATTCAGAGTTAGTAAACTCTAACATCTGGTTACTAATAAAACTCATATTGTTAAGCAAGTCAGCACCGCTTTGTTGCTGTGAAAACAACATGTCTTTCGTTGCGCCTGTTGCAGAATCAAAAGTTTCCCTGTTGGGAGTAATACCCAAATCAGCTAGTGTGTCTAACGCTAAACTTTCTCTGTTTCCAGTTCCTTGCAAGGCTTGATTGAAACGCTGATCTCTTTGTTGTCTGCGCTCGTTATACATCATGCCGACATTTGCTAAATCAGCTTGGTATTGTTCTTTGCGACCTTCGTCCATTGTGCCAAGATAACTTTTGATTGAGTCAAATTTGTCTTGAGCGAATTGTTCTTGATTAGCGAACATTTCCTCATATAAACCTTTACGTTGGTTTTGAAGGTTAGTTAATCCCGAACTAAATGGGTCAGTTGGAATCCCCCCATCAGAAGGAACATCCATGTCTGCCACCGCTTCTTGAAGTTCTTGCATAGTTGTAGGGGTATCAGCTTGCGCTCCATAATCACCAAAAATAGGGTCATCTTTAGCAAATGGTCGACCTCTCCTACCACCTCGACCAGGCTTTCTTGAAGTCGCATATGTGTTGTCGATCTGTTTAGCCATTAAACCAGGATCTATATTATAAGGTGCAGCTAATTGTGCAGCATTACCCCCTGCAAACCCCAAAGGATTTTTAACAAGTTCATTTTCAAATCCTACCCTGTTTCTACCAACGTAATCAGCCCACTCTGCTTGTTCTTTCATTGCTGCATACTTATCTCTTTCAGCTTGTAGTGTCTTCGATTGTTCAGAAGTTACGTCAAATAAACCTGGCCCCTTTTCTTTACCCTTATCAGTTGTATAGTCTACTCTGTCGTACATTCCCATTATGCTACACCTCCACGTTTATTAACCAAATTAGCGACCAAAGACTGATACTGCTGTCCAGTCATCTGCGACTTCAAATCAGACAAATTAGCCATCAACTGGTCATCAGAAATATATGAACGCTCAATCTGCTCATTAAAATCTTCAAACGACCTATTCATGTTTCGCAAATTGTCACTGATAGCTCTATTAGCGCCACGCTGATATTGACCGCTGTCTAACATGCCACGCCTATTGAATTGGCCTGGCAATGCACGAGCTATATCTTCTCGCTGCCTACCATAATCTTCAGTTGTTCTAGCAAATTGACGGCCAAGAGCCTCTCGATTGTACTGGTTCATTCCCAACTGCTTCATAGTATCAAATGAAGCTTGACGGAAATTA